TCGCCCTGGTTGTGGCTTCGCTTTGGATTGCGCTCTCGGCTGTACCCACCCGCGTCGCCAGCGTAGTGCGTGCCATGGCCTCGGCTGCATCTGCTGTGGCCCTGGTTGTGGCTTCGCTTTGGATTGCAGCGCTAGCAGTATTCAAGCCTGCTGTCAGCGTTGAAATGCTGCTGGCCATCGACTCGTCTGCAGCCTGACGGATCGTTTGCTCATTCGTGATTGCCGCACCCCGGGCTGATGCCTCGTCCAACAGAGCGTTGGCCCTGGTGAACGCCTCGGAGGATATCTTGGTACCAGAAATCGCACTATCCACGGCACTCTTAAGTGCGCTCAAGTCGATCAATTCGATCTTGGTTGCCATGCCAGCGGTGAGCTGGTCAACGCCAATAGACTTGTTGAGCTGGGTGAGCAGGGCTGAGGGGTCGGAGCTGGCGACGGCGTAGAGGCCTGCGGTGGCGCTGGTGGGGTACCAGGGCGAATAGGTCCCACTGGTGTCCAGCACACGCAACCAGTAAAAGCCACTCTGGCCAGCCGTGAGGCCAATGTGGTCGAATTCCTGGCCAGGAAACGGTTCAGATGTCAGTCTTCCAGCAACCGCCCGATCGTTGGTTCCACTCCACCATATCTCGGTGCAGCTGCGCGACTTGATCGCATCGCCAAAGCTCCAGGACACATGCACAGAGAACATGCCACCCACGGCGATGGCCACAGGCGCAACCGGTGCCGGCGTCAGGTCCATCGGCATGGAACTGGCACCTGACCAAGGGCCGGTTGACAGGCCTACGGCCGCAACGCGGGTCTTCGTGTTGGCACCATAGAGCGCCGTGACGATCGCGCTGCTGCCGGTAACGGCCGTGGCCACGGTGGTCCAGTCTGTTCCATTGCTGCTTTGCTGGATGGTGTAGCTGTCCGCCCAAGCGGCGGGCTGCCAGGAAACGATCAGCTTGTCAGGTGCATACAGCGCCTGTGTGACCTTGACGCCAGACACAACGGGCGCGTTTGTGTAGCCCGCCAGTTGGCTGGTCTGTCGCACCGGAGTGGTCACACCCATGTCGGCCGTGTGAACGTTGGAGTCCTCATTCACGCATTCGATGGCAACAGAGTTCAGGCTGGAAGGAGAAGCCTTCACCACTTTGGCCATCTGCTGGTAGGTGGACTGCCAGCCGAAGCTGTAGTGCGTGCGCTCCTCGCTCATACCGGTGTAGGGCGTGAACGAAGGTGCAGTGGCCAGCACCACCTGGTTGGGTGCTGCACCAGCGGTCACCACAATGGGCGTCTCGGTGGAGCCGTCGCGCTTGCGCAGCACAATGTAGTGCGTGCCCGTGCCCCAGGTGAGCTGCTCGGTCAGTGTCAGGGTGCGGGTGCCGGAAACCCAGGCCGTCACCTCGCCGCCTTGGCCCCAGGCCGGCATGTCGTGCTGGATCGCGATCAGATCACCGTATGAGGGAATGAAACCCTCCATCTCGGTGGTGAACGCGATGTTTTTGCGGCGATACCGGTTGCAGGCAGCGAAATAGAGGCCGTCACGGTAGGCGTGGTCACGGTCTGTGACACCAAACAGGTCCACCTTGGCGGGATTGCTTGCCGTGCTGCCTGGTAAGGATGCAGTCACGCTTGCCGGTGCCCAGGCCGTGTTGTCCAGGTAGGACGCCCGTACCGAGTCCGCCGTCTCGGCCGTCGGCATCAGGTAGTCGATGCTGAAAGAGCCCGGTGTGATATTGCGCACCGAGAACATCGTCACCGGAATGGTGGCCGCCTGGTCGCGCATGACCCGCATCACACCGCCCTGCATGAATGGCTTGGCGCGTCCAGCCTGGGCAATTTTGGTAGCGGCCTCCCACCAGCTCAGGAAATTGTCAAACCGGGCGTCGAAGTAGTCGCCCCGGCTTGTCCAGGTGGCATCCAGCGTGAGCAGGCCAGCGAGGTCGATCTGCGCGTCGGTCAGGCCAGCCTTCTTGCATGCGTAGGCCATGGCCCAGGAAATTGACCTGGTAGCGGTGTTGCCAGTCCAGCCGGTGCCGGTCCAGATCGGGAGCATCCGCGTGCAAATGACATTGACCTTGCGGCTAGCCTGGCCGCTCAGGTTGTTGGTCGCCTTCATCCGCATGGCGATCAACGTCACGTCGCCAAAGGTCCGGGTGTCGGTCAGATAGGCGCGCAGGCCAGCCCAGGCCACATCATGGCCAGCGCGGGTGCTGGTGTCCTTGGTGTCCGAACGGTGCACCCGCACCTGGTAGCGCCCGGCCGTCACGGCATATTTGAAACTGGCGCGCTGCGGCGTATTGGTTGCGGCCGTGATGGTCTCAGTGCCCAGAGTGAACCAAGAACCAATGGCTACGCCCACGGCATTCACCAATTGCGCCTCGGCCACCACCGTCACCGACTTGGCTGCAAGCGAGCCATCGTCATTGCCGTAGTACAGGCCCTTCTGCATCACATAGTCGATGCCAATGAAGTTGGCCGTGGTGCCCGTGGCGCTGGCAATGAAAGGACCGATGGATGCGGCATCCGACATGTCCTGCCCGGTCGCCTCGATGCTTGTCACGACCGAGGCTGGGAACAGATTGAGCGTGCCGTATGGCTGGATCACCTCATAGGTGATGTCGGAGTAGCTCGAAAGTGGGGACTTGTCGATGCGGATCGCTTCGATGTCGAACTGCCCACGGCCGAGGCACAGCAGCTGGTACAGATACTGATCGTTTCCGGAAAACTCCGAATAGGGCTGCGCCGCAAAGTCGGGATAGGCCGGCAGCCGGCCGAAGTGCTCCGGAATAGCCGCTTCCAGCCTGGCCGAATTGCCCTGGGCACCTAGCGTGTATGTCGGGCTCGGCGCGGCCAAGGCTGCAGCCTGCTGACTGGATGGCAGCTTGGGTGGCGGCAGGATCGCATTGACCAGGGCCATGCCCGCGAACATGGTGGCGCCAGTCCACGCGGCAGCACTCATCCCCATGACACCTGCGCCAAACATGCCAGGCCCCATGAAGGCACCGATTTCAGGTGCGGCCACCATCAGCGCAATCATGGAGACGGTGCGCAGCGCGTCCGATCCGCCGCCACCGCCGCCCTGCGGGATGGAATTGACGTCCACGAACGCCAGCGCATGGCCATCTTCAATGACCAGCTCCCAGTCGGCGCGCAGCACAGGCTTGCCATCCACGAATGCGACGAACGGATGCGCCCAGCCAACGGGTGCCAGGCTCTGAATGGAGGCAGGCTCCATTGCCTGCACCACGCGCTTTTGTGGGCTCAGTGCGCTTTCAAGGTATAGGACGGAAATGCTCATGCCTTGGTCCCATGCCGGAAGTACTCACGCCGCCCGAACCCAGAGAACTGCCATACGCTGCCGCACGTGAAAACCACACCGGCACCGCGCACGCAATGCAGCACGCCGCCGCCGTCCACATCCAGCCACACGCCGATATGCAGGGGCCTATGGATGATCACGGCACAACCATGCTCGGGCTGCTCAATGTGTATCCAGTTGTCCCGCTCCTGGTGCTTGGCGAACAGATTGGTCAACACCTGCGCGTCGTCGTAGTCCGGCGCGATGATGCTGGGCACCTCAATACCAAAGTGCTTTCCCTGAACATGGCGAAAGAAAGCCATGCAATCAAAAGCTTCTGGCCCCTGTGCACCAGCTGCCCACGGCGTTCCGATGTACTGAACGGCCCACATCAGGCGACCAATCCAGGGTAAGTCTGCGCGTCGTATTCGTCGCGCGGAAAGCGGATATTGTTCAAATTGGGATACCCGGCAACAGCGGTCACCTTGTGGTTGTCAGCCTTGATGGACAGGATCGTCATCGTCAGCGGCGGGTTGTTTTGCGGCACGCTCAGGTCCGTGCTGATGAACTCCCGATAGGTGAACTGCACCAGCTCGGTTGTTGTCAAGGCGGCCTCAATATTTGCCACGATGGCGCGGTCAGCGTTGTCGATCTGGATGGTCACCTGGGGCACGCCAGTGGCGCTGACCTCTGGCTTGGTCAGATCAAAGTTAAACGCCGTGAAGGTGACGGCCGTGCTGGGATTGATCGGAGCTGAGGATTCCAGCGTGGCGATCAGGTCCGCATAGTCCCGCACCACCCGAATAGGTGAACTAAAGGTTGAATGGCGCAGCTCCAGCGTGTGATAGATCACCTGGTTGGTTGGCGCGGAGGCATAGGCTTCCTTGATTGCCTGGCTGAGGGTGGTGTCAGGCATTCAAGGCCCCAGCAGGGGATCCAACAGTAACTCCATGTGATACGGTTGATTTTCTCAATCCCAACCATTTCACAGGAGCTACCTTGGATACTGAACAGAGAATAGCCGCGCTTGAAGCATATGCCCAAAAGCACACAGCAGAAATTAGCGTCTTGACGGCGGCGTTCATGATGGCCGTCTTTCAAGAATTGTCCGTAGAAAAGCTCTCGCTATTGCGCGAACGTCTGATTGCCGACCTATTACCCACACCACAGCCGGAGGCGAGCCTGGACGGAATAAACGAACAGATCGAGACACTGATCGACTACGTGAAGAGGTTGAGTCCAAACAAGCCAACGGCATAGATTGGGGCCCACGCTGAACGGCACGGCTGATGGCTGCGACATAAATATCGATGTCGCTCATTTACCGCACCTCCAGCTGAGCTGAAACGTGCCATTCCAGCGCAGCCAGCAGGTTGTGCTCATAGCCATTGAAAAATTTGGTATCGACAGTGTGGATGCCTCCAGTGCCAAGCGCCAGGGACATTGAAAACCACGCGCCGCCGCCGGCCGCACCGGAGGTGTCATCAAACCAGGCTCGGAAAACGGCCATTTCTGCGTCGGTGAATATCCATTCCACAGTCACACGGTCATTGCGTGCGAAGGTGCGCCGGCGCGTTCTTGCCGCACCTACCTCCATCTCTGTACGCAGAATAGGATTCAACGGCTTGACGCCATAGCCGGACGCCGTTGGGAGGGGTAAGGTGCTGGGCCAAGCCATCAGTAGGCCCCTGCCACGCGGTTAAGGCCAAACGTCTGCTGCAGCGCGCCGTTTACAGCGCCTGAGCCACGAGAAATGCCGCCGGCAATCTTGGATTCGATCTGCTCCACAAACATATCCAACACCGCCCCACCAGAACCATCAGAGCGCGTTTGCTGCGTACCGGCGCGCTTGCTGTCTTCAATCAAGTTCACCGTCAAGTTGACGCTCGTAGCGCCGCCCCCTCCACCGCCCGACATCGTCACTGGAATACTGCGCCCGTCTGGCAACGGCACAAAGGCCTCATGCTGGCGGCCTTCGCCAAACAGGGCGAGTTGCGGACCCGTGGCAACGCCACCGTTTGAATAGGCGTTCAAGGGCATCGGGCCCGAGCTCGACATCACGCCGCCGTTGGCAAAGCCAAACCAGCTTGCCGCCGTGCTCAAGAAATTTCCGCTGTTCATGGATGCAGCGAGCGGGCCGGTAATGCTCTTTTGGATCTGGATGCGAATCAGATCATTGACGAAGCTGTCTGTCATGCTGGCAAAGTCCAGCTTTCCCGTGCGCACAAAGTTCTGCAGCGAGTTCTCCATCCCCTTGAAGGCATTGCCCACCATGGTGCGGGTTGCGTCGCCCATCTTTGCAATGCCGTCTAGGTAGTTCTGCACACCATCCTTCAAGCCACGCTGCGGGTTGTATGCCTGGTCGTGCTTGTCGACCGCCATTTTATCGTAAGCGTTGCGTGCCTTGGTCGAGCTGGCAACGGCGCGTGCCCGCTCCTGCTCCATGCGGACCTCGTCCCAACCGTTCAGAATGCCAGCTTGCACCAGCGTGGACTCCGCCAGGCGCTCTTGGTTTGATATCTCACGCTCAAACCGCATGCGCTGAACCGCTTCAGCCGACTTGCCGACCAACGACGCCTCGAACGTTTGGCTGTCCGCGCTCTTGCTCAAGTTTTCCAACGCCTTGTCATGGGCTGCAGTGGCTTTTTCTTGAGCGTCAATCTCGGCAAGCGTCGCACGCACCAGCGCGTGCACCGACTCACGGCGCGCCTTTTCTTTGTCGATGGCTGCCGCCAGGGTGAGTGCCTTCTCCCGCTCTGTCTCGGTGTACCGTTTGCTATCGGTGTCGAGCTTGCGTGTGACTTCTGAGGTCTTACTCATCGCGCCGGACAAGTTGTCGTATTCGGTGGTGAGCGAATTGATCAGGTTGGCGCCGGCGTTTTCAGGGCCTTTAGTGTGGCCAGCGGACTTCGCGCGCTCGGCGGCAATGCGCTTGTCAATGTCTGCCTGGTCGGCCCCAGCCTTCAAGCCCTCGTTGCGGATCTTCTGGATCGCCAGCTCAAGCTTTTCCTCTTTTTCACGGTACTGAACACCGTCCTGGATCCACTTGATCTTTGCTTTCTCCGCATCTACTTGGTCAGCGCGCGAAAGCGCGGCCCGCCGATCCAGACGGGCCGACTCTTCAGCCGTCGCCAGAATGGCCCGCGCATCTTCCAACTTTTTAGGTAATGAGCTATCCAGGCTGCCATGAGACGCGCCGGCGCGGCGTTCCGCGTCCAGCTTTTCCAGGTTGGCAAGCGCCTCCTTGGCCTTTCCCAGCACTTGCTCCGGACCTTCCTGCCGACCGACACCCATCATGGCGTTCCAAGCCCTTTCAGCAGTTTTTTGAATACTCATCCATGCGCGGTCCAATATCCATAAATTGGCTTCGATTTCTTTGGTGCGCTGGGCAAACGCAATGCTGTAAGCGTTCTGGGCAATTGATGCTGCTGTTTCTTTGTTGCCTAAATCCTCCGCAGCCTTGATCTGTGCAAATGTGGCCGCCGTCAAGTAGTTCAGCTTTTCAGTGAGCTTTAGGCTGGCCTTGACTGGCTCGGCGCCAAGCTCGGCAAATACCTTTGCGGTGTCACCCACGCTTTGTCCAACAAGGCGCTCCATCTGGATAGCCGTCTGGCTGAATGCCTGGAGGTTGTAACCTGCCACCTGCCCGCTTGCTGCCATCTGTGCGAGTGCGGCAGCAGCCTGCCCATGGGAACCAACAACCTGACCAACGCCCGCGGCCATGGCCTGCATCTGACTAGCAGTGGTTCCCGCTGCATTGCCGGTAAGAATCAGCGACTTTTGGTATTCCAGTTGTTCCTGAGCACCCTTGTATTCAGCAAAGGCCACACCGCCGACGGCAACTGCAACGGTGGCTAGTACTGCACCCAATGGGCCAGCGGCCAGCGCGACCCTCAACATGGCCTGCTCTGTGCTGCCAACCGATGCCGCCATTTCTTCCGCGCCGGCTGTCACTTTGGCACCCGCGCCCTCTATCTTCGTTGCCGCGTCTTCAGTGGCCTTGGCTGCATCGCCCAAGTCAGCCTTGTACTTGCTTATTTCCGTAGCAATCTTGACGACTAAAGTACCCAACACCGACATAGAAATTCCCCGATTTAGTTACCGATCCGCCTTCTCCTGATCCGCCAACAGCACCGCTGTCTCTATTTCCTTCAGATCAATAAACAGTGCCGACCACTTGCTTCGCGCGGTGCCCGATATCCGCAGCGCTGATTCAATGCCCGAAAAATTCAGCCCAGCCCGTCGAGCCCCCCAACCAGCGGCGCAATAAATCCATTGCGTCTGCACCATTAGGAAGAACATCACGCTCTCCCAACAATCCCCATAAACCTCAAAGTCATTTGCCTCTTGCTTCTCCCGGGCCCGTAGCGCGTCAATGCACTGGGCCGACACACCAAACACTTCCAGGCCACGTAGCACATTGGCATCCAGCTGGATCTGCTGTTTGGTCGGCGCGTCGGCACCCATCCAGTGGCGCGCGGCCCCTACGAGTTTTTTGAGCGGGCTCCGTTCAAGGATTCCCAAAATGCCAATGCTGTCGCCAAAGGCGTGGGGGAAATTAGCAATACCGCATCCAGTTCAGCGGAACTGAAGGGCACACTGGCCTTGGTTTCGTCATCCGTCATATCCCACCCGACCAGGCACTCGCGCAGCAAATCCTCATTGGTCAACTGGCGAAGCCGCTTCTGTTCATCCGTGGTGGGGCGCTTGAAAACTGCGGTAAAGGTGCTTTTGTCAAAGCCGCCCTTTGCGTTGGGCGTATTGACTTCGACTGGTGCCGAGAAGGTATCTGAGAGGGAACGCTTGAAAGCCATTTGGGTATCTCCGTTGTATTACTTGACCGTCAACACGAATTCGTCGTTGCCGGTATTGGGGTTGACGCTGAACTGCAGACCCAGCATGGCAATTTCGTTGTCATTGCTGATCGTTGGCGGGCTGACGATCTGCGTTTTCGGGCAGTCGATTTGAATGATGTTTCCAGCCGTCGTGCCATGCACCAGCTGCAGCGCGCCTTCGGTGCCCAGGCGGGTAATTTCGGCAAAGTTTGCGGCAGCCACCGTGGGCAGCTCGATGGTTGCGGAACCGGTCGGGCTGCGGTCCGGGCTGCGCGCGCCGCTGGCGTTGATCAGGTCCCGGTAGATCAGCGCATTGGCAATGTCAAAGCCCAAGTTCTGGCAGACACCTGCCAGGCCGTGCATGGTGAAAGTCGGCGTGTTGACCTTGCCCACAGTAAGCGGCTTCTGAAAGCCGGAGAACACTATGCCCGTGGGGAATAGCGTATCGGTGGGCGTCGAGTACTCCCCCAGAAACTTGAACTTCATCACCGGTATGGCCTTGGAATTGGCCTCAAAGCTCACAGTCCCCTTAGCTGCCGTCAGCTTAAACAGCACACCGTCCAGGTAGCCATACATAGTCACCGTTGGCTCGCCGGAGCTCACCGGTGCATATACGGCGCTGGTGAGTGCGGTCACAGTTTCGCTGAATCCGGATGCCATCAGCAGCGGCGCCCACTTGGGGGCCGTGCCGGCCGTGCCGGAGCCGGCAAGCTCTACCTCAAACTCAAACATGCGGTGCACACCGACTGCCAATTTTCCAAAGTTTCCCTTGTAGCCGCGAATGTTGCTGCGCTCGACAAACTCGGCGTTGATCAGCTGCGGCGTGAAACCGCGCACCAGTATTGCGTTGGCTGCAGGTGTGGGCACCGGATCCACTCCGGTGGTTACTTCCTGCTTGGCCAGCAGCACCATATTCTTCATTGACATAGGCATGTCGCAGTACTCCTAAATGTTGGGTTGGGTGTCTGCATCCACAGGCACATTGCGGGAGCGCACACCTGTAAAGGGATCGCGCACATAGCTGCCACCGATGCCAGTGAATTCGTCAACTGGCCAGCCGCCTTCGGGCTCCGCCAGCGGCAGGGGGCCAGCGACTTCGCTTGCGGGGATCACGGTCACGGTGCTTTTGGTTGCCATACAAATCCTTTGCTTTGAAAATCAGGTGTTGACCTTGAGCGCCAACGTCACCCAGCCAAACGGGTGTTCAAGCTGCTTGCTCTGCGCCCAGTCTCCTGGGTACATCACATCCAAGCCTGGCACGGCGGCGGCGCTCACCCACAGCAGCAGGTCCCCCAGCAGGGCCAACTCCGCACGCTGCACGGCCACCGGCTTGGTGTCTTCTTCGACCTGGACAAAGCCCACCAGGCGCACGTCCATAGAGCCTAGATCGCCCTCGCGGCCGCGGTAGTTGGCAAAGTTGCCGCCGCCTTCGCTGACCACGCTGACCACGCCGGCCAGCAATTGCTCGGACGTCGCGTTCGCAGGATCGATCAGGCTGCTCTCGACATAGCGCCGGGGCTGCGCTGCGCTCAGGCTGGCCACAATGGCGTCGATCACCTCGTTGTGGTTGGCAACCGTCATGCCGGAGCTCCTGCAGCTTCAGGCCGGGCGGCCAGGATGCGGCGCACAGCCAGATCGAGGCGGTGCAAAACGACTGGTTCCATTTCCTTGGCAGTGGGGGCAACGAAAGGATGGGCCTTGACGCCGTTATGGCGCACATGCCAGGCCAGACCTTCATAGCGGTCGCGCAGCTCCAGGTTGCGCAGCACGGCGCCCATGGTGTTCTTGCGCACTCGCGGACTGCCCTTGAATGAACTCTTCTCCAACCATGCCAAGATGGACGCACTAGCTGGGTCCAAATAGCGCGGCAGGCCCTTGCCTCCTGCCTTCACGCCCATCTCCACCGCCTCAGAGTAGACAGCACCTGGTGCAATGTGGCGCGTCATGGCGTCGGGGGATTCCACGTGGATCGAGTTGGTCAGCACGCTTCTAAACTTGGGTGCCAGCTCACGCATGCGACGTGCGGCCATCTGGGCCAGCACATCGAGCTCCGCACTGATGCCACGCTCCATGTCATCGCCATGCTGCTTGAGGGCAAAGACAATCTGGTGGACGCCGGAGACGGTAGCCATCAGCGTGCCTCCAGAAATGCACCCAGCAGCGTGTCATACAGTGCCTTTGGCGTACTGTTACGCGGTGTACCGCTCAGGCCGTCACGCAGCTGCACGGGCTTGCCGGCGTTGCGGATGGTCAGCTCCAGCATGGCCTCAGCCTGGGCGCGCAATAGCAGCATCCCACGGTCCTGCGGTGTCACCGTGGTGTCGACTGCATCCGTGCCGATCACGTGCTTGCCGAAATAGTAAAACTTGAAGGTGGAGCCACGCAGTGCAATGTGGGCGGCACTGGGTGCCGGATCGAACACCAGGTGCGCCAAAGCACCATCACGCTGCAGGCATACGCGAGGCAGCGCGCCAGGATAGCCAGGCTCCCACGGCTGCGGGTAGCCGCTGGCCTTGTCCCACAGGTGCGTCTTGTAGTTCGACACATCCGGGTAGGCCGCCAGGGAAAACCGGGTTTCGCCCTCAGTCAAAGTAACCTGGCCCAGCCGGGTGACCGGGCGCTTCCATGCCATGTCCGCCAGGGCCAGTGTCAGAAAGCGTTTCAGGTCGGCAAAATCGTCGGCCGCAAACACACTGGCGCTGTCATGCAGGGACCGCTTGAGGTCCTCCGCCAGATCATCCAGTGACATCGTGCCGGCCATGCTGATGCCTATTGCGCTTCAGGCGCTGTGGACGCAGGATCGCCTGCGCCGTCGGCGCCTAAGTCTTCACCCTTGAGCTTGGCGTCTGCCAGGCTGATGCGTGCATTGGCCAGCGCTTCGAGCACGCCCTTGCGGGGTTTGGCGGATGCGTTCTCCAGCTCCTGCAGCTGGTTGAGCGTCTCGGTGCTCAGGCCTTCCAGCGAAGCCGCCACGGCGGCCACGGTACCGGCCAGCAGCTCGCGCAGCGGGGCGATCAGATCCGGTTCACCAGTCTTAGCGGTTGCCACTGCCTCATCAGGCACGTCCACCTCGCGTCCTTCACCGGGCGCGATCAGGCTGCCACTCACCCACAAAGGGGAGTCGCCCGTGTTTTCCACATACTTCTTTGCCATCTCGAACTCCTGATTAACCTTGTCCAACACCCCGCGGCACAATGCCGCGGGGGACTACGCGTGGCGGGCCAATAGCGGCCCTTCTGGGTTATCAGGTCGTACGGGTGACGCGCCCAGCAGAGCTGTACAGCACGATGGAGGTCATCGCGTTCTTGCGGTTGATCGGCGTGTGGCAGGCAATGTATTGCTCGCCGTAGCCGGTCAGTGCGCCGACAAACTTGCCGTTGCTGTCCTTCTTTTGCTCCAGCGGGTTCATGGCAAAGGGCTTGAGCATCCGGTAACGCGAGTTGTAGCGCTCGCCCACCAGGATGCGGGCGTCCCCCATGTACAGACCGGACGCGGTGCTGTTGAAGGTTTGGATGCCCTTGGTCACACCCACGCTGCCGTCAGCGTTCAGGCTGGTGCCCAGGCGCTGGCCGCTGGCCGGGAAGGTGCCGGCTTGCGTCAGGGTGTTGTCCACCGCAGAGCTCATCAGCACCATGCTGGGGTTGTAAAAGCGGTCGTTGCCAATCACTACTTTGCGGTTGCCGATGGCCGTTAGCAGCAAGTCGTACTTGTCCTTGACCGTCAGCGCACCCAGGTCGGTGTCGAACTTGCTGACGTTCTGGGTGTAGAAGTAGGCCACGGTCAGCGGCCAGGCATTGGTGGGGGTGACACTGGCGCCCAGCTCGCTCACAAAGCGCAGTTCACCCAGGTTGTAGTCCAGTGTGTAGTAAGTACCGGCGGACTGGGTGCCGGTGCCGTCGTACTCATTGCGGACCACGCTGTTGAGCGTCACCACTATTGGGTTCAACGTGCTGCCAATCTGCGTGCCCTTCAGATCAAAGAGCTTGCGGGGGCGCACCACCGGGAACTGGGCCAGGGCAAAAGTCTTGTTGGTGCCGTTGACGGAGGCGCCCAAGTTTTCAGAAGCCACTGCCGTGGCCAGGTGCTCGTCAGCGGCGCGCACCAGCTCATTCATGTTCAGCGCCTCGGTGTCTTCGCTCACGATGCGGATTACATTGCGGGTGTTCTCTGCAATGGCGTCAAAGTCGTGGGGCGCCACATCCAGCAGGTATCGCATCTCGTTGGAGATATCGAAGCCCAGCTTTTGCGGGATCGGGTAGGCCAGGTCGCTGGTCTGGATGATGCCGGCATTTTGGATGGCCTGGCGCTCATATACACGCAGGGCATTGGCGGAGGCGGCTGCGGTGTCGCGGTAGCTGTACGGGATTTCCACCGTGTTGGCAAACGCGTAGGTACCCACGTCCATGAAGTTGATGGACACCAGGTTGTAGAGCATTTCACGCAGCACCGTGCGCTCAAACACCACCGGCACCTTGGTGTCGCTAATGCTTCCCAAGCCCGCGGCCAGCGTCTTGTGCTCGGCGTCCATGTCAGCACCGCGCAGGCTGTCGAACTGAGCAAGCGCCTTTTCGGCAAAAGCCTTGTTCTCGGAGAGCAGCATGCCGCCGGTCTTGGCGAAGCGGCGCGGGTCCGCATCACGCAGGCCCAGTCGGGTGTCGGCCTGCGCCTGCAGGGCCTTGATGGTGTTGGAGCTGTCCACGGTGATGTGGATGTTGCCGCTAGCCGGGTTGTAGCCCAGGCCTGCCAGCTTCTTGGCAGCGCCCAGTTCCTGCGCCTGCTTGACCGCCAGGCTGGCCAGGTGTTTGACCTGGTCGTCAGTGGTGGTCGACGTCACCATGGGCGCGTAGTCATCGGCAAACTTCTTCACGCCTTCGGGCGTCAGTGTCTTGTCGCCATCGGCAATCGTGTCAGCCAGCAGCTTGACCTTGGCAATCAGGGTGGTGGTGGCCAGTGCGGCCGCAGTGTCACGGTCTGCCAGCGCCTTGTTGACTGCACCGGCCACATCGATGGCCTGGGGCGTTGCCAACTGGAGGGTCACACGGGTGGGGTCCGCGCTCAGACTTCGGATCTGTGTCATGGCCATTTCGCCGGAAACATAGAACGCCTCCACCACGGCCAGGCACTTGCCCTCCTCTTCGCCTGCCGCTGTGAGCTGCACAAGTGCGGCATCGGTCAGGGGTTTGGCTGTGGTTTCAGTGAAACCAAGTTTGATCAGGCGGGCCAACAGGGTTTGCAAATACTTGTTCATGGAATGCTCCGTGAGTTCTTTGAGAAGGGATGGGGAAATGGCGATGCGCGCAGCACCGTCTTGGTCGTGTTCGGAGAGCTGCACCGGCTCCAGGTGCTTTATGACGGGGCGAACGGTCAGGCCAGCGCCAAGCAAAACGCAGCCGTGCGGCTGTTGCTTTTCGTTGTCTTTCCAGGCCTCGTGGTATTCGGCGCTCAGGTAAGTAAACCCGCGCTGCTTGATGGCGTCCACGCCGAAAGGCGTCCACTCCACCAGGGCGCGCAGCCGGCCGGACTCGACCGACAGCTTGCACACTTTGCCTGCAGCACCATCGCTGGGCCGGTGGCTCACATCAATAAACACGTCCTGCCCCAAAACGCGCTGATTAAAGTTGCCAACCATCTGGCCAAGCATGTCCAGCGTGATCGAAAAATCACCATAGCGTGGGTCTGTGAAGTTGCCAATCCTGGTCAACGTCACCCACGTTTGCGTCACGCCGTCGGCCAACGTTACCGACTGGCTCAGGAAGCGCACCAATCCCGGTGTGCTGCCCTCTTCCAGAAGGATGTGCCGTGCCGCCAACGCGACTGCATTTGCAATGATCGAACGCTTCATAGTGCCTCTCATCGGTCTAACCGATGGGGCACAGTTTCAAAGTTTCAGTGGGACAAAAAAAGGGGGGATTTTGGCAGCGTAGAAATGCAAAAGGCGCCGGTTTTTACGCGACGCCTTTTGCAGTTTATGGCTGCACTTTGCTAATTCAACCAGGCGGTCTCCGGTGCATTTTTATGCACGACTTGCAGCCCATCCACGACATTGTCCATGCGCTCGCGCACCGACTCAATCAGCCCGATGAACAACCCCGCCGACAGCGGGTAGTCCGGCGGGCAGCCACGCAGCAGCTCCAGCAGGGCGCGAATGCGCAGGTGTGCGCCCTGGGCGTCTGACAGTGTCTCTGTCACGCACTCGGTGAGTTCGCTGCTCATGAAGCACCGCCTTCCAGCTCCAACAGTTGCTGACGGATTCCGGGGGCCAGTTCGCGCAAGGTCGATGCGCGCTGTCCGAGCAACGAGCTGACCATCACGTAATCTGCAAAAGCATCGGTGGCCACGCCAAGACTGGCGGTGTTGCCCAGCTCCTTGCGCAAGTCGCCACGGCGGCGCAGCAGACGGTCGCTGTCGCTGTGGTTCAGGCGCTTGCCGCCGTGCAGCGGCTCCTGTTGGGTCCAGTGGCGCCACAGCACTTCGTCACACTCGTCCTGGTAGCGCACAACCTTGGGCCGCAATTCGGCGCTCAGCTTGCCGGGGTTGATGGAATAGAGCCAGCCTGGGAGTTTGCGCAGTGGCAGGCAGCCCATGGCGTACTGCTTTCCGTCTGCACCAGTTGTGGTGATTTCCACCATAACTGCCCCGAATTTCTCACCAAGTTTGACGTGCTGGCTGCGCCAATCGAGGCCCATTGCCGTCACCAAGGGCTTCATGACCACATAGGGCTGAGCATTATGCTCAACCAAAATTAGGGTGTCTGGGCCAAAGAGCACGGGGATGAGCTGCCCCGCCAGGGCAACGGGTTCACTTTTTTGGGTGCCTGCTTTAGAATTCACAGGCTTAGTTCTTTCTTTAGAGGATTGGTTCTGGGCACTTGACGCCCAGGCTGCGCAAACAGCCGGGGCGTTTCCTTTTGTGGGTTTAGGTCGCATGGGCCGTCTCCCGTTGCTGTGTTTGCCGGCGCTGGTAATCCTCAAGAATCACACCAATCTCGCTGGTCAGGCTTCGTTTATTAGCCTCCGCCTGCTGCCTCAGCCAATCTTTCATTTCCTTTTTTAATCGCAGGTTCGTCTGCGTATCACTTCTTGCCATCTGTTTCTCCTGGTCGTGCGACATAGCACATAGCTATCATAGCTTTGTGATACCTAGATTGCAAGCACTTTGATTGGTATCCTCGGGCAATGGCGAAATTCGATATCCAAACCAACCTGCGTCTCCCAAGTGAATTGAAGGAGCAGCTTCTGACTGCCGCAGCCGCAAACACTAGGACCCTTACGGCCGAGATAGTCGCGCGCCTGAAGGCGTCATTCGAAGACAGCAAGGCGCTGCCCTTCGACGTGATAGAGGCCGTTGATCATGAAATGGAGATGCGCGGCGGCACATTCGAAGAGGCGCACGTGCGCATGGCTCGCACCGCGATGGCCAACGGTGGCACGTTGTTCCATGCCACCATCACCCCGCAGACCACCATCGCCCAGTTCAGGGAGATGCTGGAAGCCAGCAGAACCATGATCCCACCAGAAGCATCCATCATCATGGAGCGCAAGTCAGTCAAGAGCAGTTAGCCGCAGAAGCGGGGCAATCACTCGCCCTCAGACTGCTCAACCATCTTTTTGCGCAGCACGCGCGTCACGGCATCGGCCACATTGCCATCGGGGTAGATCAGCTGTAGGCCCTGCGCTTGGCGAAAGCGCGCCATCACCTGGGGCATGCTGTCGCCGGTCAGATCTGCCAGTGCCTGGAAGTCCACCCGCACGCAGTCCCACAGGTCGGCCATGGTGGTATCCCTCGGGTAATCGTTGAGCCGGCGCACCAGCTCCGGGCCCCAGCACATCACGTACTTGCGCAGCACCTTGTCGTCCAGGACGATCAGGGCCTTAAAGGGGGTGAACTTCTCTTTCTGGATGTCAAGCGCGGCGTCAAAGTAGCTCATGGCCAATATTTAAGCCGCTAAACGCGGCTGTGACTAGGCTGCCAGACGGGCCGGCAAGGTGCTGGATATCTCATTGGGCTGCATCGACAGCAGGCCAATGGGCTCACTCTCAGCGTCAATGAACTCGATCTCGTATCCGGGATAGGGCTCGTGGTAGACGTCAACGATCACGCCTTTGGCACCCGCGCCCAAGCCCAATGCCGGCACAGGCACTGTGGTCCAGATGGTTTGGAACATTTCAAACATTTTTGTTCCTTCTCGTGGGAATGTAGGCGGTGATCAAATCCGGGGTATCGCTGCCTGGCCTGAGTATCCATCCCGTTGTCACTACGGCGGTACCCTTTGGCCCAGTGACCGGTATCAGTGCAGTGTAGCGCTGACCATAGACATCTTGCAAACTCTTGACAGCGGCCACAGTGGGGACGCCTTGCGACAATTGCTGCCGCAGTTCCTCAAAGTTGCTTTGGTTGTACCCCAGCACCGACTCAAACACCAGGGCCTTGTGACGGCCACTTTCGCTGTTTGAATTGAGCGCGTATTGAACCAGCTTTTCAGCGCGGACGGTGGCGCTCCCGGCATTGGGGATCGCATCAGGATGGATTTGCATTGGCGCCGATGCTACCGCAGCGCCCTGCCGCGCCATGCGCTCCCGCACGGCCCGCAAAGGGCTGCGGATCATCCATGGTTTGACCTTGCCGGCGTCATAGAGGGCAGATTTCTCCACACCGAGAACCCCGGTGCGCTCCTCCGGGCTCAACCGTGCCATTGCTTCGGTCACGGTTTCCTTTCCGGCCCGGTCGGCTGCAGTCACCTCTTCCGCAAACACGATGTTCACAAAACTGAGCGTATTGGGATGGGCCGGCCACGGGCAGGTCCGCGCATCAGGGTAGACGCCCTCCCCTAGCCCATAGAGGTTCTGGGTGGAGAGCAGGTCGCAAATGTCGTGTTTGGGGTGCTGTGGGCTCAGCAGGAACTTGAAGCCCGCAAACCCTGGCGTCCTTTCCGCACTGGTCATGTACGCGGTGCCATGCGCACGGTTGATTTCAGTTCGAAACACGCGCTCGGCCTTCCACACCTCGCCCGCGCTGTCGGTCAGAAGGTCAGCACTGTGCAACAGGGCATCAGCCTTGGCTGCACCCAGGCGGGCCTGCACATCCAGCGGCACGGTCTGCCCGCTGTACATGAACTGGGCGGCGGCTTTGCTGGCGTCCCAGCCTGCCACCACGGCTTGGCCAATGGATCGGCTCAGCACTTCCTTGGCGCCTTGGTTTAGCCGCCACAGGCGATTGCTCAGCGTCAGGCCATCGGCGGCGGAAAAGCTCTGTACAAAGCGCACGGCTTCCTGGTGGATCTTCATGGCAGCGCCACTTTCCAGCACGGCCTGGCCAGCGACACCGGTGGCACTCACGCCCGGCAGGGTGTAAGGCCGCACGCCCAACGCGGCAGCCTGGTCCACGCTTTGCACCAGCAGCTCGTTGCGCTTGAGGGCCAACGCATCCACCACGTCGTCAATCTGCCGCAATAGGCCCCGCAGGTTGGCAACCGGTACCGTGTCGCTGCCATCCACCAGGTGCAGGATCGTGGCGCGCACTTCGTCAGCGGCATCGGTATACAGGGCCAGCAGTTGCTCCAGCACGGCAGCATCGAGCTCCCGCATGGCGTTGCGGGCCTGCTGGCTGGCCCGCTTGATAGCGGCACGTGTTTGGGCGCTTTTCAAGGCTCTACCCCCATGGCTACAACCGGGTGCACCGAGCCGTAAATCCACAAGGCCACCGCGCCGCCGTTACGCAACGCTTCGAGCTCGTCCGCATCCGGCTTCCAGAACGACACCATGGCTGGCTTGCCTTCCACCTCGGTGCAGGTCACGGGCAGCGCGCCGCAAGGCAGATCTTGCTGATTCCAACCTGCAGGTGCGCCCAGCACGTGGTTATTGGATAGGTGTTGGGTGTAGCGCATCTATTTGCGCCCTCGCCCGCCGTTGCCCCCTGGCTGCCTGATGCTGGTGGCACTTTCCCCCTTGGGGGCATTTCCGGGCGTCACGCTGATGGTGTTGCCGCCGGGAGCTGGTGCGCCGCTGCTCTGGCCAATCTTCAGCGGGTTGGGATACGGGTCATTGCTCTGGGCTTGCTCGATCTTCATCGCGCGAATGTCCTTCGGGTCCAGACCCATCTCCGAGTGAATGAACTCGTCCGGCAGGCCCAGCGACATCCACTTGAGCGCAAGGTCCGCCACCTGGTTAGCGGTCTCGGTGCGCCGCTTGGCGAAGCGCAGATAAAACTCATTCGGACCCGGGTTGATACCCTGAAACAGCAAATGGATGCGAAAGGCAAAGGCATACACACCGCCCTGCGCGTCCTGCAGGCCGTCCACCGTGTCGTAGTAGGTGCGCTTCATGTCTTCAAGGATGTCGCGCGCGGTGTTGTCGGTGTAGCCAAACATGGCCTTTGGTGCCGGGCTGCCAGCAAAGAAGGTGGACAGTAGGTGTGCCACGTCGCCGATATCGCCTAGCGTTGCGTCGCCCTGTATGGACTGCACACCGCCCTTGCGGTTCAGATAGAAGTCCGTGGTGATTTCCCCCTTCTCGCCCTCGGTGCTCTGGCGATACGCGGCCAGCGCAGCATCGTCTGCGCCCTCCAGGATATGGGCCAGGCGCAGCGGTGCGCGCACCCGGCGGCGGATCACCAGATCCTCTTCGGTCATCACCAGCTTGCGCCACACCGCCGCGCAGCCGTCCAGCATCGGGCGGCCCATGCTGCCCAGGTCGTCCCAGTTGTCCGGATCCAGACGGCCCATGCCCAGCTGCCAGGCGGCAAAGCTCGCCTGTATGCCGCCGGTAAGCACATCGCGCTGCTCAAAAGCGGCCGCAGGGTCCTTAAAGCGTCCACTCACGTCGACCATGGGCACAATGGTGTCGCTGGGCATTCGCACACCGGCGGCGATATTAGACGCGTCGTCTAAAACAAGCTGCAGCGGTAGACTACCCTCCATCACCAGGCCACGGGCGTCGCTCTTGAGTTTTTCGGCATTGTTGAGCTGCAGCCGGTGCTCAAAGCGCTCCCACTCGTCGGCCAGCACCCGGCTGTTGGTCTGCAGCACCAGGCCGCCGCGGATCACGTCACTTGCCGTGCGTCCGTGCACCTGTTTGACCCGCCCATCCTTCAAGTCCATCTCGCGCATCATGGCAACCAACGCACGCCGGTCGTAGTCCACAAACATGGCGCTCTTCATCGCCCGCTGCATTCCCAGGTTGCTATCGATTCGTCGGCCGCGTTCATTGGTCAGCCGTGAAGCGCTTGGAAATAGTTCTTTCCACATGGCAGCCACGTTGGAGGTGGTGGCGCTTGCCAGAGTCTTCAAATAGTTCATGTGCTTGATTTCAAAATGGGGGGCTACACGCTCAGGCCCAAAACGGTTTGCACCGTGGATTCCTTGGCCAACACAGCGCTTCCCTCGATCTGGGCCAAACTAGGCTTGGCCACGATAGCGACCATAAGCCCGCTGCTGTTTGCCACATAAGCCTTGGCAGGGTCAATCTGAATGCTGCCACTCGTGTCTGCAATGATGCTAGTGCCGTCCGATCGGGTCATGCTGCCGCCCGTTAGAAGCGTAGGCGTGCGCAGCACATTGTCGAGCTTGAGGTCAACCACATTGACGTTCACCATGTAGTTGACCGTGTCAACGGCGCTCAGGCCCCCAGCAAAATACTGCAACCCCGAGAAAGTCGTTTCGACATAGCAATACCACGCGTAAAGACGCTGAAACGTAGTGGCCTTATCGCTGTCTGCAATGTCAATCTGCACTTGCACAAAGTCAGTCGCAAACTCGGCGGCAGCCAGCGTGGCGCCATCAATGCCGTTAGCGTCGTACACAGCATTGGCAGATTGCACATCCAAGAAAGTCGCGCCCGCACTGGTAAATGCGCCAAGGCTCACGCGCGGCATGTAACCGAGCTTTGCATGCCGCAACTCAAGAAGGGCATTAGCCGTCCAGCCCTTGGCAAAGCTGTAGCCCGTGACTGTTGTAACGGACTCGTCGAGTAGGACATTGTTGGTCTTGTCGTACAGGCGCACCGTGGTACCGGGTAGCAAGTGGGGTGCTGTGATAACGGCATCAATGCTGGCGTCCACAATGATCGTTCCGGCGGTGGCAAGCAGCGTTGGCACCGTCTGACCCGGCGTGAGCTGGAGTGTGATCGACTGTCCGCTGTTATTTTCAAAAATGCTGCCCGCGTCGAACTCAAAGGCGCTGAAGTCCGACACGGCCCCGCTTGTTGCTGCCGTTACGCGTACAGTTGTGCCGCTGGCCGCGCTTCCGCCCTGGGCGACGCATGGCGCTTGCGTGTCCCATCTTGCCGTGCCAGTCAACACGACTGCAGACACGCAGGCCGCCAGCGCAGCGATCACGCCCGCACTGCTTGCGACTGTGCCAGTCACGGGTACAGTAAGCACCCAACTCCACGCGTCCGTGCGTACGGTGCTACCGCTGCACAAAGCAAACCAGGGAACCCCATGATTTGCCGCCAAAGCCAGAAAATAAGCAATGGCGTTGTAAATCTCTGGCACCGGCCGCACCTCGCTCACTGTCACAGTCTGAGTGACCGGATCAATCGACACACCCGTGATCATCGCCGCCGCTGCTTCTGTTCCCGTAGCACCGGTGTCAGCCGCCAAAATCACGCCGTCGGCGCTGTGCTGATCAGCCTGCTTGACGATTTCGACCGGCAAAAAGCCGAATTTTCGAACACGAACCGTGTGCGGATATTTATTGGTGATGGTGCCAGCCCATGGCGTGAGATAAGCGCGGTTAACTAGCCCTGTGTAACGAACTCTCTCAAGCGTTTGCTGTGGAATGACGCCTGACGCCGTAGCACCCGAATAGGTGACGACGCCGAGCACGTCACAGATAGTCACGGCTGCGCCGCTGAGCAGGCCCGATGCGCTGCTCACTGCAAGGTTGTAGCGCCACTGGATAATCTTGATACCTCCGGCACGCTCCCCGGTGATCACCAATGTGTTTTTTGGTACGCCGAAATCTGAGTAAAGCCCTTGCAGCGTGAGCGTATTAACTGTTAGGTTGTCAACGATGTCGTAAGTAACTTGTTCGAGAATCGTATCGACAGGCGTGAATGGCGATGTTGTGTTGTGTTGAAAAGCGATGGTGCAACCGGCAAATTTAACGTCTTGAAACCGGATCGGGATAACCGTGACCTTGAATCCCACAGCGCCCGAACTGCCGATGGTCACGCGAAAATAATCATTAGTGCCACTGTTTGTGATGGAGTCGGCGAACTGGCAAACCGTGTCGCGCAACACGACGGGACCGTTCGACGCGCCTGGCGACGAGAGAGGTGCCGCCACTACCCCGCCGTAGCTTGCAAATTTTCCGCCTCCGGTGAGTAGGCCGCCAGTCGTTGGCATTTGAATCATGCCGCCGTTTTTGGCTACTCCAGAGACTAGCGAACCATTTCGGAATTCCGCGCTTGCCCCGATTGTTGGGGTCTGCGCAAAAATGTGCGCTTCCTGAACGGGGTTCCAGAGGCAAGACGTTAAGGTAAATTTGCAAGCCCACGAGTAGCTGAAAATTGTCGTACCAATGCGACTCGCATTCGCCGCGTTTTGCGCAATGACGTAAGCGTAGATCGCTGCTGACGTTACGGGGTCGGTTACCCCAGAGCCCGCAATATTGAAGGGGCCGGTGCCGGTGCCGGTGATCAAAACCGCCATCAGCTCACCTCACTCTGCACAACATCCACCAACCGCCCCTGCACATCCCGCACCAGCGTTCGCCGCTGCACCCGGGTGCCATCAAAAATATCCACCCACATCAACACCAGGGCCGGCGAAAACTCAAACGCCTTCCACCGCCCATCGGCATACTCCACCCGCTGCAGCACGCCATTGGCATACACAAAATGCGGCTGCACAAACTCAGCGGTACCGCCACCGCCACCTCCAGGCGGTCCTGCAGGCCCTTGCTGTGTGGCGGTCACCACCTGCACGCTCTCCTGCACCACCACGGACACCAGCGTGTCCTGCAGCACCTCCACCAGCGTGTCCGCCTCCACCGCCACTTGCACGGTGTGCACCACATCTTCGGCAATGGCCACCACGGTATTGGTCATCGCACCGTGCTCCCCACCAGGTCAAAGCGCCCCGTCAGCAGAGGCCAGTCGTCGCCCAGGCTATCGGTTATTTCCAGGTCCCACACGTAGCCAAACGGCTTGATCGCGCCCATCGTCACCTTGTTCACCGTGGCGACGATGTTGTAGTCGCTCGCGCCCAGCACAATCGCCGGACTCACCCCCTGGCTGTCCAGGTCCAGCACCGCCACGCCGCTACCGGGCTTGGCCCGCACCACCAGGCGCGCCCGCGATCCGGCCAGATTCACCTGCGCGCCGGTACCGTCGCGCCAGTTCAAACGCAGCCGCCAGGTGGCGCCCTGCTTGGCCGTTATGTTGTAAAAGCCTGGGTTCATTGCATCACCATCCCGTCCATGCCCAACAAGCTCGCCCGGCTCGCCTTGCGCTGCTGGATCACCGCAGGCGCATCCGCCAGCCCTCGGGTCAGCAAGGCGTACACGCCGGCGCATACCGCATCAAACAAGTCGTCTCCGATCTTGGTGTCCACCATCTGAAAACTGCTGTAGCTCGCCTGCGTAGGCAGCGCCTTCATATTCCCAAGTTGGCGCATGAAAGTGGTCCATGTCTTGTCCTCCTGGTCCCATCCTGTATCGACGTACGGAAAGGCAGCGCGGCTGTTATGGAAGGCCTCACGCACGGCGCTGGCCATCACGTGCTTTGTCATCCCCTCAAAGCGCATTGGGGCAAACGCCCACATGCCCCAGCTCGTAGCGTTGCTCTGGCCGTCGTTCACCGTCTCGCGGTTCACCTCGGTCAGGCCCTTGCGGAACAGATCGTCATTGACCGCGGTCATCATCCCGACACCGTATGCATCACCGATCGCGTAGTCCGGGCGAAAGTAGTCCCAGATCGCCACGATGTCCTGGCGCAGTGTCGAATCGCTGACGCCGGGCTCCCACAGCTTCACAAAGGGGAAGGTCAGCCAGTTGCCCATCACTTCCACGATCACCAGAGCGCTTTTTGATGCCTCCGGGGTCTCACCATGTCCGGTGTGGTCATACCCCAGACCGATCAGGCCGCGGCGCTTGTAGCGCTGGCCAGGCAGTGGCTCAGCTCGCTGCAGTCCTGCCTCGAGGCCCAGGGCACAGGCATGGCGGATGTGCTCCTCCCAGATCCAGTTGCGCGCCTTGATGTTGATACACAGCAACTGGCGGATGTATTCCTCCTGGCTCATCTGCACCGCCATGGACTTGGCCCACTCGACATTCACCATGCCCATCTTCACGCCCAGGTGCACATTGACAACCGGCAGGACGTGGTATTCCCCGGTATCGATGAGCCGCTGCAGCACGCCGGCGCCCTTGAAAACGCCAGAAATGCGGACGGACGGCTTGAACGAGCTGCTGCGCGGATCCACACCCAGGCGTCGCGCGGCGCCCAGCATGGGTAGGAAGCGGCTCATCAGCCGCTCTTGCGGCATGTCGTCAATTTCCTCAAGGTCGCCAATGGTCAGGGACTCACCATCTATCTGGCTCATGATGCCGAAGGCCGCCGCCCGGCTGTGGTTCACAAACTCAAACCCTGTGTCGCGCAGATGCATGCGCCCGCTCGAGTAATTGATGAAGGCCTTCAACATGGCGCTGCGCTTGATCGCATCGATCATGTAATTCAGGTTGTTCTGGCTCTGCTGCATCCGCGGCGCCACAATGCCACAGTCCTGGTGCGGCGTGGTGGCCAGCACCTCCAGGTTGTGCATTTCCTTCACCGCCGTCTTGCCCGTGCGACGCGAACTGTTGTCCACGGTGTTGGGGTGCAGGTCCATCTCGTGCATCTTGAGCACCTGCATCGGGTCCAGCTCCACGTTGTGCACATGCTTGTGCCACAGGGCGTGCGGCTTAATGCCGGTCTCAGGATCAGCCACCGCAAAGCGCATGATCTCCCGTTCGGCAACGATCGAGGACTTCTTGCGTTCGGCGGCGGTGGAGCGCATGGGTTAGGCCCGTTGCTTGGGAGGAATGGTCGCCAGCAGCGCTTGGATCGCATTAATTGAAACGGCCTTATCCGCTTCTGGCGCTGGTAGCAAGCGCATCGTGGCTTCCATGCAAACCAACTCGGATTCTGTGTCTGCGCCAATCAGTCCAACCAGGGCGCCACGCAACATAGCAATATCAGCTTCGGCCTTTTTTACCGTCATTCCCAGGCCGCGCAGCGCGTGCACCACAGAACGGAAAATGAAGTCCTTGGACTGCTGCTCGCGCGGCAGATTTGCAAATGGAACGATGCAGGGATGCTCTTTCTTCTCCGGGTCCTTCACTGGACCGTATTTCCAGCCATCGTCAAGCTTTTGCTTCATCCAGCTGATGTGACTGGACTCTGGCCCAAAGTCGCCCATGGTATGCAGATCAACACCCATGCGGGCGCTGGATCGCTGCCACTCTGGCGCGTCCGCCCAAGCGGGCTGACTGTCGTCACCCAAAGACTGGCAGTAAGCACGGTTTACCTCATGGCAAACCTTTGCAATTGCATCCATTTGTTTCCACTGTTCTATCGTCATGATTTACCTTCTCTCGCTTCGTGCGCCATCAATACGGGGTCTGCCTTGGTGGCCTTGCCGGCCTGGTCCAGCATTTCTTTGGCGCCGGCCATCACGCCCAGCATCCGTCGATTGAAGTCGCTCAGCGTCTCCCGCGTGTCGTCATCGAGCTTGAGCACGCCGCCGCTGTCTTCACCCTCGGGGTCGCTGGCACGCACCGTCATGCCCAGGTCGTTCATGGACAGGCCCAGGCGGCTGACAAAGACCGATATGGCCTTCAGCGCCGGGTGCGCGTGGTGGTCGTAGATGTACTGGCGCTTACCGGCCTCATCCAGGTAAGTCAGCGTCACGCTGTTGCCCTCCCGGTCCAGCTCCACCTTGGGCTGCTTGATCACCACGCCATCGGCCAGGGCGCCCTGCATCAGCATCTGCAGCATGGCCGTCAGGCCCGCCTGCAGGTCCGCATGGATTCCGGACAGCACGCGCGGATTGCGCGACTCAAACGCCGCGTGGTGCAGCATGAAGATTTCGGTCTGCTTGACGCATGCCGCCTGCTGGCCGCACCAGGTGCGGTTGGTCTCGCACTGGGCACAAAAGCTGTAGCCGTCAGGCTTGGCCGGGAAATAGGTGGCCGTCTTGGCCGCCATGCCGTGCTTCATGGCATTGAAGCGGGTGCGTAGCTGGGCCTCAGCGTTGGGGTGGCCTTCCAGGTTCTTGGCTGCGCGGGCTATGCCTTCGGGTGTGCGCGGGCCGGTGGATGCCTGGTGCGCCTTCATCAGGGCGCGCGCCCACGAAGCCTGCGGCTGCAGCTCGGCATGGCACACCGGGCAGTCGCCAAAATAGCGGTACGGGTGGTGCTCCAGCTCCGGCGCTTCCTCAATTAAATCCGGCTCATCTTCCCAGGCGTGTTTGCACACGTCACAGCGAAAATTCACCATCGATAGTTGAGCCGTCCAGTCCTTTGCCATGGTGCCCATAGTCGGGCTTCACCGGTGACAAAAAAAGGGGGGAAATTGGCGCAAAAAAAGGGCCTGAGCCGTTGCCGGAACAAGCCCAAATTGATCGCCGTCGCTAAACGATCAGGGAGACACGCCCCAAGGCGTGACGCCAATGTATCCAGCCCTTCAGAGCAAAACAAGCAAAGTCAAACGGTAAGCTATGCAGCACCACATATCAACGTAGAGAGAAAAAATGGCAAATGCAAAGATTTTTGTTTTCACATTCGTGCTCTTATTTCACTGGCAGGCCTGGTCGGCAGAGCCAATGTCAATAAAAGGGCTGCAACTTGGGCAATCACCCGAAGTTGCCTGCGCTACGTCTGTGCTTGGAGTTAATGAGTTGGATAAGCCGCTGCGAACGTTGCAGGACGATTATCCTGGGCTGCGCATTACCAACAGTCTTGGTTGTGACGTAGCCATAGAAACTTTTGCAGGTCAGCAACTGGAAAACCCTGCATCTCTTCTTTTTGCAGATGACAGGTTGATACAAGTTAAGTTTGAGATGCAAACGATGGACTTTGGGCAATTGGCAGATTTCATCGTTGCGCTCAGACAGTCCTATGGAAAAACATCGCCCTATCCAAAGGACCCAAATGGAGTCTTCAGTCATACAGTGTGGAAGCAAGGAACGCAAGCTTTAGCGATTTCATGGGCCAAAAAGCAATACATTGAATTCAATGGAATTGAAGTTTTTCTGCGGGATGAGGCTGCCTTTGCAAAGTGGCAAAAGGACCGGAAATTTAATGAGGCTGTATTGGATCGGGGCAATGCAAAGCGCCGAGCTTTGGACACAAAGTAGCCCGTATCAATTGGTAAGTACCCCGACCGCTCTATCTGTTAGCCGTGGGCGAACTCCCGCGCATTTGGTAGGCCCAAAGCAGTCGCCACCATGACAAGCCCGTCCAGCGTCAGCTCAATACGCCCCTGGACACTGCCCATCAGCTCAGAAAGCCCACTGCAGTCCATGGCGTTCAAGGGATGATCTGGTGACCCCCTCAGCAGGTTCACCAGCACGGCGACGGCGCAGTAGCTGGCCTTGGTATCCGCAAGCAGCTCCAGCAAATCTTCGTGCATCACCAAAGGCTCGTCTTCTGGATCAACGAAAAGATGAGGCGGCCGGGGTATTTCCACCCGCCCAATGCCGGTCCAGGGAAGGCTCGGATCATGGGCAGGCGCAGGGGAAGTGTCGTCATCGGGGAAACGTGTGTCAGTCATGGTTGACTCCGTGTAACAGGTCGAAAAACCTGCCTCAAGCGACGCCAATCACAGGAGGCAGACCGTACGGGGTTGGCGTACCGGACACGGACCGGCGCACTCTTGCGAGTGCCCCCGCACGGTCCGCCAAAAAGGGGGCCATGCGTTGCGCATGAAAAAGCCGCTGACCATAATTGGGCGCGGCTTACTGCGCCGTGTTACCGGGACGCCAATCCCGATCCCTTTCGGGACGGTTGAACTTTAGCACATGAAAAGCGCAGTGCATTGGTTTTTGAATTTATTCCATTTCATAGGTGTAATGTATTGAAACATGCTAAAAATGCGCAGTGGTAAGCTTGCGCAAAGATGGGTCGAATCCATCTTAAATAAATCAGAATGGACCCCCCAATGGTTACCAAGAACACCAATACACCGCCCATCAACAAGCCCGGCAGTATTCAGCGCCCTGGGTCGGCACCGGATATTCGGCAAGCGCCCCAAAACGGCACGCGCATACTCGGTGAAAATCAGCGCCAGACCACTGTGTTTCAGACTCGGCCTACGCCCCAACCCAAACCGAAGTAGGAGTTCCCAAATGCCAGATGACACTGCCCCCGCAACGCCCTCAACCTGGGATTTGCTGTGGAACATCCGGCTTTCGGCCTTGTACCACCTCAAGCGTGAGAGGTTTCTGGATGGCGTCGACAAATTATCCAAGGCTGTGAGCGCTCTTGGTGGTGCGGCTGCTTTTGCGCAGTTCAAGACCCCGCAAAGCGTTTGGGGCCCCACCATTGCGGCGGTCATCACAATCGTGGCCACAATTTCACTTGTGTACGGGCCATCGGCCAAGGCACGCAAGCATGCGGAGCTCGCGAGAGACTTCCGGCGCCTGGAAGCCCAGATTCTTGCCCTAGGAGGGGATGTTTCTGCAGCGCAGCTTGCCAAGTTCGAATCGGAAAATGCCAGCCTCTCAGCGCAGGAGCCCGCTTCTTTGGGCGCACTGGTGACCCAGTGCCACAACGAGATGTGTGAAGCTTTCAACATGCGAGATCAGATCACTCCATTGCCCTGGCGGCACATGTTTTTCAAGAATCTGTTTGACATCGATCAGACCATGGCTGTTACGGCCAAACCGAAATGAGCGCTCAAGCAGCCTTCCTGATCAATCGTGGGAACACCTTGGGCCGCTCTATTTCTATCGTTCCGACTCTTAGACACGATTTGTCTTGGAGCCAAAAAAACCCGCAAGGGTACTTGAAAGCCTGCTATTTAATCAGTAGCAGGCTTTTTCGCTTATCAAACGCCTGACCCATCCCGCAATCGATGCCATGAAGGGCTCTGACCGCCGCACCGATAGTTGGCGCATGCGCAAAATCATGGGCATGCCACAGGCAAAGTCCAGAGCTGCGGGCAGGATGTGGGGTTCGTACCAGTTGGGGGTCATGGGTTCGCTCAAACCCACCCTTGCTTCCATTGGGTTGCATCACGCAGGTCTCGCCAAGCAAGGCGGACCTGGGACTTGGAATACACCGCTTCCAATTCAACCCATTCAATCGCGTCCCCGGGCAATTCCGGCTCAATCACCTGCGAGACCAGAAAGTGCTTGTTCTTGGCGATGGGCTTTACCGCTGTCCACTTGGTAAGCAGCAGTTTCTTGGGGTGCAGTGCGTTCATTTGTTCGTAGGGGTTAGTGGGCACCGGCGCGGGCGAAAACGTCAGGACCAAGCCGATTCCATACTTGGCCGAGATGCAATCGAAACAGTGGATGCCTCTGGGCCGCTATTTAACCGAGCAAGTTCATGTCTTGTGGGGGTTGATCAGGTACTTCGTTCCCGTGGCGCGTTGACCGTAACCAGAGATGGTGTCCAAATGCAGCGCTTCGACCAGAGAAACCTCTTTCGAATA